GGATTACCAGGAATTTTATAATTGCCTGCTCCTTTAACTGTAACTTTATTTGCATCGTTTATTCGTTTTTGTTTAATAGATTCTTCTTCTAGTAACTCACGCTCTCTTTCTGCTGTCCATAACTTTAACTCAGGTAAGTCATACTCATCTGCAAGCTGTGAGATCATGGCAATCTTACTAGGATCGTTTAAGTCTTCAGCACTAAGGTCACTAAATACTTTACGCATAGCAATAGACTTAGCAATACGTGGGTCTTGCATCTGATCTGTGTACCCAAACATACCAGCTAATCCTTTACCAACACCCATAGCTATGTTGTAGCCAGACTGATAGAAGTCCCTA